CTCGTAGACCGTGCGGCCGTCGACCTCCAGCTTGTAGTAGGTCAGGCTGACGGCGTGCTTGATCTCGGCCTTGTCGCCGGCCTTCCAGTCGCCCATGTCGACCTCTTTGAGACTGCCGCGCAGGGTGACGATCACCGGGTTGATCTTGCCCTTCAGGCCCTTGAAGGCGCCCCGGAACACGCCATTGAAGGCGGTGCCGTCGGCCAGGCCGAAGAACTTCAGCGACTCGCGGCGCACGCCGGTGGTGGTGAAGCTGGCCTCTTGCTTCTCCATGCCCTGGTCCATCTCAACCGGCATATCCATACCGCCGGGGCGGTACTCCTCCATCTTGAGGGTGAGCTTGGGCAGGGTCAGGCTGGGAACATCGCCTTGGAAGCTGATGCCGTCCACGAACAGGTTCAGGTTGGCCAGGGTTTCGGGAATGAATGCCATGTAAGGCGCTCCTTATGCAGCCGAGTCGAGAACTTCGGTCAGGAATTGGTTGGTGATTTCGACGCGGAAATTCGGGTTTTCCGCCGGCGGCACATCGGTGAAGCGGATGTTCCAGTACACCTTGCCCTGCTCCAGCTGGCTGGCGGTGTTCAGTTCGGTGTCCGCGTACACCTCGAAGTTGATGATTGCGCCCTGGTTCTTGAGGTCGCGCATGAACGCCTGCAGGCCTTCGGTCACATCCCGGATGTAAGTCGAGGTGATCGAACGGTCGACCGCCCATTTGTGGCCGTACAGGATCGCGTCCATGACGATATCCATGGTCCGCACGCGGGTGACGAAGGCCCACTTAGGATCACTCGACAGCGTGCGGTTGCCCCACAGGCGGTAGCCGTCGTCGCGGATGATGGTGGTGATATTGGCGTTGTTGAGCAGGTTGGCCCGGCAAGTCTCGTCGCCGTCCAAGAACTCCACCGAACGGGTGGTACCGGTGATGCCGACAAATTCCTTGTTCGACGGCGATGCCCAAAAACCGTATTCGGCATCGGTCCAGGCGAACAGGCCGGCCACCCAGGCCGAGGCCGGCGCATCCACAGTGGCGGAAGCGGTGGTATCCCAGTACTTGACGCCCGGATCGACCATGAACGCGCGCTTGGCGCCGAACTCGGCGGCGTAGGCCTGGGCGGCCTCGTCGGTAGTGCCCGGGCCGTCGATGATGGCGATACCGCGCACCTTGTCAGCCAGGGCCACCAGCGCGGTGCCCACCGCCAGGGTCGCACTGTGCTTGGGGGCGACCAACAGCCGCGGCTGGGCGTTGAAACGGCTTTTACCGTCGAGCAGCGCCTGCAGGCCGGTACGGGTGCCGTCGGCCAGCACGCCGCCGATGATTGCGGAGGTCTGCGCGGCGGCATCCTCCACCTTGGTCACGCCACAGGCGACGATCACCGCCTTGGCGCGGGTGTAAATCGCCTGGCAGGCCTTGGCGATGGCCGAGCCAGCACCAAAGGCGGCGATGGCCTCGCGCTCACTGGTGATCAGCACCAGGTCGTTCGCCTTGGCGGTGGGGGTGCTATCCGCACCAGGGCCGGGTGTGAAGGTGTCGACCAGGCCAATGATCGAGGTCGACGGCAGGGCGATGGTGCGCGCGCCGTTATCGACGTTCGTTACGGTAACGCCGTGAAAGAATCCAGCCATGTTTACTCCAGATGTAAAAAGGCCCCGCAAAGCAGGGCCAGGTGGTACAGCGGAAAAGAAAACGCCCCGTCAGTGCGGGGCGTTATTGGGTGTACAGGCCGATCCAGTCGGGCGGCGTCGGCCGCTGCGTCGAGTCGGGGAAGGCCTCAGCCTGGGGCCAGTCGCGCAGCTTCTGCAGGTAGTCCAGCAGCTCGGCAAACTGCGCCTCGCTAAGCGTCGTCGCCCGTCCCAGGTCCTGCTCGTCGCGGTGGCGGTCACGTAGCCATTGCCGGGCCGCCAGCTCGGCATCGCGCCAAGCACGCTCTTGGGCCTCGACCTCGGCAGTGGTCAGCCCCGGCGGATCAATCAGGATCGGCAGACCCAGTGCGTCATGGCAACGCACCTTGCCCGGTTCAGGGTTACCAATGACCGTCTCATAGCGTTCATCAGGAATCTCTACCGCATCATCGGGCATGGCCGCATGAATGCCTTCCAGGTAGCAGCAACCAGTGGATTGACTGTAATAACGCATGTCTTATTTCCCGATACAGAAGAAGGTGTAACCAACAATTCCGGGCGGAACAACGTAAGAACCGCTGACCACCACGCGGGCGTTGATATCCATGCCAGTAGGCGAGGCGTCTTGACCTGTCATAACCACCCCTGCCACCGAAGTTCCAATCGAGTAGAAAACCAGGCTCGTCGGGAACGCAATGGGTACATTGACCCGGGCGGTGCCGGCACCGGCACTGATCTGCCCGTTGGCCCACTGGAAAATCATCCCGCCCAACCAGGTCGGCAATGCCAGGTAGCCATTGGAGCCGTAAGAAAAGGCAAAGCCCCAGCGCATTTTCTTGGGCGTCACCGCGACCATATCCAGCGCGCCGGCATCGACCTCGGCCTGGGTGCCGATACGCAAAGTCCCCAGCAACGCCTCGGTGGCAATCGCCGTGGCTGCGCGAAGGGCTTGAAACACCCGCAACGGGGTCATCACTGCGACGTTGTCTACACCCGCTTCGGCTTGCGCCTTCGTCGCCAGTGGGCTGGTTAGCGTCACCTCCCACGGCGTGAATACACCTGCACTGGTCATGGTGCGCCTGGCCGTGCCAGTTGGGGTGCCGTCAGACATGCCAGCCGTTAGGGTCTGCACCAGGTAGTTATAAGCGTTGTACCCATCAACCACCATGCTATAGCGCAATGACGGCGACCAGCCCGCCGGCAAGTTCAGCAGCCCGGCCATCGGCGTCAAGTAATTGCCGGGTGTCCGGTAGTTGTTCATGTCAACATCAAGGGTGTTGAGGCCGACCCCCAAACCGTAAGTGCCAACCGTAAGCAAAGAACCCGCCGTGGTATCGGTTGGCGAACTGACCTTGACCAGCCACTTACTGAAAGCCTGGAACGCCCGCAGAGGCGTCATAAGCTTATTATCGAGCGCGCCGGCTTCGGCCTCAGCCTGGGTAGCCTGCGCCGCCCTGAGCTTCTTCGGGGTGACCGCCGTGGTGTCATCCGTACCGATGGTGACCTGCGGCTGCGTGGCGATCTTGAGCCAGCCAAACGCCGCTTCCGTCGCCTGGGAGACAACCTTGGCAATTGACTGGAACACTCGACGCGGCGACATCCACTTTGTCCCCACGGCGCCCTGTTCGGCTTCCTCCTGGGTGGCCTCGATCATGTTGCCGGTGTGCAACATCTCCACCCAAGGCTCCCAATCAGTCTCTGCCACAGTGGGGTTAACCTTGTTCGCGGAACGGAAGAAATACCGGTTCTGATAGATGCGCTTGAGTTCCTGGTGCGGGTAGGCAGCACTACCGCGAACAATCACATGGCTCGCGCCCTCAATCGGCGCGTGGCCCAACTGGGAACCGGACGAGTAGACGTACACACCATCTTGCAACAGCGTGTTCAATTCCGATCCACCGACCAACCCCAGCGGCGCCCCTACCCCGTATTGCCCGAAGGCAACCGCGTCGGTAATACCATAACCGGCCAGCGTGGTCGGATTGGAGCCGGCAACGATGCGCCCGTACTTATCGACGGTCACGCTCTTGTAAGTCCCGACCGTTACCCCCGAGCGCCCGGCGAGCATTTCAAAGGCCAACGCGGTGACGCCAAGGGTAATCGGCGCATCGGTCACCAGTTGCCACACGCTATCCCCGTTGGCTGTGCCTTTCTCAACAGCCACCATGAGGCCGGGAGTAACCTCGGCGCTCAGGTCCGCATCGGCGCTACGGGTCCAGGCGCCGCCGGCTACGACGACATAAATGCCATTGTCCTTGGCGGCGGCCTGGTTCTTCACCAGCACTCTTGCGCCGGCGGCCAATACCACACCATCAATGGTCTGCAGCCCGCTCAAGACGATGTTGGCCGTGGTGGCAACCAGCACCGATGGCTTGGTGTCCTGCTCGGCGAACTTGCCCTCAACCCATTCTCGGGTAGCCACCACCGCGCTCGGATCAATCTTGAGCTGTACGTTGCTGGAGTTGCCGACCAACAGATTGAGGCGCACCACTTGGGTACGCCCCGAACCCTGGCTCAGCAGCGGCTTGAAGGTCGGCGGACAGTTGGCCACCGCCACCGTGTCGCCGTCCGCGTCGATCAGGGAAATCTCGCGAATCCACTTACCGCCTACGTCGGCCGGAATGATCTGCTCGGCGATGATCACCGCTGCGTTGTTGGGATCGACCTTGAGCTGATTGAGCGGCGCCCGCCGCCACTCATTGAGCAGTGCCGTCTGCGTGGCCGTTGGCATGGGGTGCGGCGGGTTCTCCAGGCCGTTCGGGTTACCGTCACCGATAGCCATTTGCGCGAAGGTCCAAGGGACGCCCAGGGCATCCGCGTTGGCCTGTTTCGCGGCCCCGATGTTGGTCAGGATCGCGTAAAACTGTGAAGTCTGGTCAACCATAGTTAACGTCCAGATAGTCAATGGTGTGATCGCGGCCGCCACGGCCAATCTCGCCGGTGACTTCGATATCAACCTGTTGCGGCGGGTAAACGTCGAGTTCTTCGCCGTCGTAAACGGCGGCGGCCAGATACAT